TGCCCTCGCCAGCCTTGATGCCCAAGCCAGCATTGATGCCCTCGCCAGCCTTGATGCCCAAGCCAGCATTGATGCCCTCGCCAGCCTTGATGCCCCGGCGTACAATGATGTTTTTCTTGGATTCTATTTTTCCTTTTATGACAAAACGGTCATCAAGATCGATTTTAATGGTTTCTTCAGAAATTAAATCGCCTTCCAGAACATAATCCCCATTAGGAATACACTTTAGGTCTTTCCAAAACTTATCAATCTTCATTGTTATCCTTTCCGATGGTCTACCACCTACCAACAGGGAAACATGATTATTTCAACTTAATTAGAAGGGAAGATCATTATCGCCAGGTTCCGGGATCACTTCAAAATCGTTCGGTGCAGCATAGCTGCCATAGGATCCAAAGGAATCAGATACAGCAGTCTTTGTCTTCAAGGGCTTGTCCGCCGGCAGCGTGTATTCATTGGATCTGACCAATTCGGCATCACAAGCCCGGAAAGGACGGACAGCCCAGCCATGCTTGCCGTTGTAGTCCCATTCCTCATTGCGGAAGATGATGCCGATTACCTTGCCAACAAGGGAAGTTTCATTCCAATTCCACTGATAGCCTGGATTGGACTTCTCAAAGGCAGAAGTCATGCCCTTCAAGCTGCTTTTAGTCCATTCGTCTTTTTCGGATCCGTCATCCTTGGGCAGCCACTGGCGCAGAACGCCTTTCCACTTCTTATCCTCTTTGGTGTTCGCCTTGAATTCATTGTCATAGAAATTGCGAAAATCACCTTCGCAGATGTCAAACAGGATGCACAGCTGATCGCCATAGTCGGTGGGCTGAACAACAGCTTTCTTCACCTTGCAGACATAAGCGCCCAGCGGCAGTTTGGGATAGTCAGCGAATTCCTTTACTTCGTTCCAGTTATTAGGTCTATTGATCATGGCCTTTTCTCCTTTACTTCATTTCATAATATTCACGGATCGTCTGATCCACGGCTTTCAGATCGTTGTCGATCACTTCAGGGAACATTTCCATAGGGCTTTTTGCTGTGGTGAAGCCATCGCTTTGAGTAACAAAGCTGTGCTTCTTGCCGTCTGTCACGCACATCAGAACGATGGAAAACAGCCCTTCCAGTGTCAGCTGGTTGTCCAGCATCTTGCCCATCGTCTTTGCCTTGACCTTTCCTGTATTGCCATCTGTTTCCGTGTGGTGCAGGAAGTAGACAATCACATCAGGTGGTGTCTGCCGGATCACAAACTGAACAAGGTTATAGAAGTGCAGCGCTATGTCTGTAAACTTTCCGAAGCCAGTTTCCTTTGCCTTCGCAAAAGATTCAAAGCACAGAAGATACTGCGAATCGTCTATTACAAACGCCTTCTTTGTGCTTTTGCTGATCCCGGCAACGATGGCATTGTAATCAGCCGTTGACATGATCGGCAGCTTCTTGCGGAAGGGAAGCGGCTTCGCAGCTACATTGAAGATGCTGACATCTTCGGGGTTGAAGTTCCGAAGGCTGGCACTTTTTCCGCTACCGGATTCCCCCAAAATCAAAACAGGGATTCCCATTTTTCAAATCTCCTTTCATTTAATTTGTGGATTCATGGTCTTGACCAATTCCGCACCCTTTACCTTCATTCCGGCCCTGATAGCAAGCTTGATTGCATTTTTATCCGGCTTGAATGTGATGGTTTTTGCCAGGTACTTCTTCGGCAGAATTGCTTCATTGGTGATCATTACCGATTCGGAAGGCTTCCACTGTACTGCACACCGAGCCGAACTGAACTTCTCACCATGCAGCGCATTTTCAATCCAGGCTTTCAAGCTTTCCACTTTGGCTTCTGCTGCCCTCTGCCTTGCGGCAAATGCTTCTTTCTCGGCCTTAAAAGCCAGGGCATCAGACTGAAGATTCTTGATCCACAGCACAACATTTTCAATTTTCTGATTTCTTTCCATGAACAAGGCTTCAAGCCGGTCAGGATCAATCATTTCGCCGGTTTCCTGGTCAATGCATTCCAGGATGCTTTTGTCAATTTCATATAAGCTGGCCATTTTTTCTACTCCTCTATGTAATCTTCAACATTCACCCTGTATGATTCCATACAGTTTTCGCAGATGAATTCGCCGTTTATGTAGAAGGCTGTTTCATCCTGGATAGGTTGTCCGCAGTCTGCACATTCCGGCAACTGATCCATCAGCCGGCATTGCTCTGCATCGTACTTATCCCATTGGTCAAGGGCATCCGGTATTCGTTCTAACATGGTGCCACCACCAATATGAAGAAAATGAAGCAGAACAGCGACAGCATCCCAAAGGTGCAAACAAGAATGTCTTTGATCGTTTCGACAGTTTCACTGCGCTTTCTGGATCGCTTTGTAGAAATCTTTTGCTGCATTTTCCAAAACCACCTTTCTTTGTTCTTTTGTTAGTTTTCCGGGATGGATCCGCACAATGGCTTTATCCGTGATGTACTCCATCCCACCATCTTCAAGCTGCCTGGCTTCTCTTATTGCCATTGTGTTTTCTCCTTTCAAAATTAGCTTTAAGCTAACTTGTGGTTAAAAAAATTTGATGTAATCATAAGACACACCATAGATTTCACAAATTTTTTCAATCATAGGCTGGTTGGGAAAAGACTTACCAGCCTCCCAATTCTTGATGGTGCTAACGCTGACACCGATTCTTTCAGCAGATTCGGTTTGCGTAAGCCCTGCATTTACCCTTGCAGCTTTCAAACTGATTTTCGGCACTAATATCACCCCCAATTCTGACCTGCCATCATCAGTGCCGGGCGGTCAGCCCCGGCAGACGGCCTTTTCAGACCGTTTCGGCTTTTTCCGTTTGCCAGCGTTTTTTCCAGTCACCGGCTTTGTATAATTCACACCGTGACAGTTCATTCTCCCCCCTCAAATTTCAAGCCAGTCCATCAGATGTTCCGCTTCGCTCTTGTCCTGTCGCTCGGTAAAACCGGCTTCATGCAGCGCAAGGATAATGTCACGGCGGCAGTTTTCCGGGATGTCGCTATCACTGCACAGCCAGATCACAGTTGCGATCTGCTCAATACCAGCGCCCTGTTCGTTCATTTCAAACAGCTTGCTGTACTGGCTATTTGTTCCGCAGGTGAACCAATCGTATTCAATGCAAAGGCTGCGAAGCTTGTTATTGTCGATCCGTCCATCTCTGGTTTCATAATCAAAAAGTCCCATTGTCATTCTCCTTTCTGGGCGGTAATGTATTTCATTTCTGTTCTCCTTTCGCCCTGTGGGGCCAGTGAAATTAGCCTGATTCAACTTCTCGAATTAGCTTAAAGCTAATTTACAAGCATATAATACTATTCTGAAATAGTATTGTCAATAGCTTTTGGCTAACTTTTTGCATAAAAGTATTTACTTTTAAGCTAATAAGGTGTAATATCTTCCTATAAAGGATAGGAAAGGAGGTGGCAAAATGGCACAGTGGTCAAAGGATGTTTTTGCAAAGAATCTTCGTAAATATATGAATCGTGCCGGCCGGACACAAAGGGAAATTGCAGAGGTTTGCGGCGTTTCAACAGCAACATTCAGCGATTGGATCAACGCAAAAAAATATCCCAGGATCGACAAGATTGAAATCCTGGCTGATTATTTTGGAATAATGAAATCCGATCTTATTGAAGAAAAAATGACCGAAGAAAAAGAAAAGGACAACGAAGCTATTGCAAGCATCATTGTCCGAATGAGATTGGATAAAGATTTTATGTCTGTTGTAGAAACCTTGTATCAGATGGATTCTGCCAAGGTCAATGCAGTCAAGGAAATATTAAATGCTTTTCAGAAGTAACCTTTTTATCAGGTCGAGTAACGGAATGTCATTGCATTTTTCCAGTAGTTCAATAATTTCTTTTATGTAGTCTGTCTTTGTCACCTCTGTCACTCTCTTTCTCTTTCATCAATCATATTGCTAACCTTCTTGCAGGTAAATCGTAACACCTTTACAAAATTTCTGTCAATGCGGAAAATTGTATGTTATGCGATTAATTTCTCTTTTGTTGCATTCCTGCGACTGCGTGTGATAGTGTGGCTTTGAAGGGAGTTTTGCGGCGTGAATATAGGAAGCAGAATCAAGAAACGAAGAACGCAGCTGAAGATGTCAGCTGATGAACTTGCCAGGAAGATCAGCAAGGATCGATCTACTATTTACAGATATGAAAACGGTGGAATTGACAAGGTGGCCATCGATATGCTTGAACCCCTTGCCAGTGCGCTTGAAACTACACCGACATATTTAATCGGAATGGATCAATCGGATCGTTACGCATCCACCCATGTTGTGAAGGATGGCTTTGCTGCCACCTACATATCAACCAATACTGCCCAGGTGAAAAACATGGAACGATGGGCGCAGGAAGTTGGTCATGTAGAATTCACGGAAGAAGAAAATGAAGAATTCATTAGGTTCGCAAAGTATCTTCTATTTCGGCGCACTTTGAAAGAAGAATAAAGGAAGGCGTGGTGGGGAACCTGGTGCCAACGAGATCCCCCACCGCACCAACAGGATGATAGGCCATTTCTGACCTACCCCAAATATACCACGATTTTCTTGGCAATCAATACCAGCAAAGCAAGCTTCCGCTTGCTTTAAGCAAGTTTTTACTTGCAATACAGGAAGGAGAAAGAAAATGTTTGAGAAATGCGTAAAATGCGCTCATTTAGGCAAAGACTGCACCCCTTATTTGTTTTCGCTTCCCCTGGATAAACTTTGGACTTGGTGCAAACACCGGAAAAACTATTTGGGATGGTCAAATGCAGATCTTGCAGAAAAGGCAAATGTGCCAAAAGGAACGATTGATGCAAAGTTGTCTGGCAGATGTTCTGATGTCACCTATACAACCGTACAAGCAATCCTGTCGGCGCTGATCGGCAGCGGAAAACATTCTGACTGTCCATCATTTGAACCTGATCACGCTGCTGAACTTGAACAGCTGGAAGATGCAAATAAAAAGATGATGGATTTCGTTATGCAGAATGAAGCACAGCACAATAAAGAAATTGCCACAACAAGATCTGAATGGAAGAATAAAACGGAATATTTGAAAGATCTGATTAGAGATCAAAAGCACGAAATCATCTTGTTAAGAATTTTACTTACAGTTGCCATCATTTTAATCATCGGTGCACTGGTCATTGACCGACTGAATGGCAACATAGGCTTTATCTGGCGCTACTAAAAATTAAGGTGGGATCAAAGTGGAGAAAACAATAGAAAAAGTGTGTGGGAAATGGGAACAAGATCAATATGCCATGTATTTGAGAAAGTCAAGGGCCGACATGGAAATGGAAGCCCTTGGGGAAGGTGAAACGCTGGCAAGGCACAAGCACATGCTTGAAGCACTGGCAGCAAAGCATGACATCCACCCCGGCCAGATCACTGTATATAAGGAAGTTGTGTCCGGTGATAGCATAGATCAGCGGCCAGAGATGCAGCGGCTGCTGTCGGACATCTACCAGCACAAATACAAGGCTGTGCTGGTGGTTGAAGTAGAACGCTTGGCCAGAGGTAACACAAAGGATCAAGGCGAAGTGGCAGATGCATTCCAGGCATCCAGCACGAAGATCATCACCCCTGCGAAGGTATATGATCCGAACAATGAATTTGACCAGGAATATTTTGAATTTGGTCTGTTCATGTCACGCCGGGAATACAAAACCATCAAGCGCCGCCTGGAAGCCGGCAAGAAACAATCCGTCATGGAAGGCAACTATCTTCCGCCGCAAAGGATCTTCGGATTTAACATCGTAAAGCCATCCAAGAAAGACAGATACCTTGTTGAAAACCAGGAAGAAGGCCCTATCCTGCGAATGATCTTTGATTGGTACACCGAAGAAAAGCGGTCACAATACTGGATCGCAAGAAAGCTGACTGAAATGGGTGTCAAAACAACAAGAAACCGGGATGAATGGAGCAAAGGCACTATCCGGGATATGCTTTCAAATGTGCATTACATTGGCAAGGTTTCCTGGGGAGCGCAGCAAACTGTAAAGGTCTTTGATGAAAAGAAAGGCAAGCTTGTAAAGAAGCGGCAGAAAGGTCAAGTGGAATACTATGAAGGAAAACATGAAGGCTTGATTTCAGAAGAACAGTTTGAAAAGGCACAGATGATATTGAAGCAGAAAAAGCCGAAGGCAAATATGCAGAAAGAACTTGCCAACCCACTTGCTGGGCTGCTGGAATGCTGTGACTGTGGCCGTAATATGTCCCTGCTTGACTATAACAAATATCCTTCCAGGCAAAAATATAATTATCAGCCACGGTTTATTCATGCAAGAATGTTCAGCTGCAAAAAGAAATCTTGCGATGTGCAAACCGTAATGGATGCATTTGTGGAAGCACTGAATGCCTATATTGATGATTTCACATTCAAGATGGAGAATGACAACGATCAGACGGATCTAATCCGGCACCAGGACATGATCAAAGCAATGGAAAAAGAACTTGCCAAGCAGGAAAAGAAAAAGCGCAAATTGTTTGATTCCTGGGAAGCTGATGACGGAACATACACAAGGGACGAATTCATTGAAAGAAAACAGATGTATGCCCATCAGATTGATGAATTAAATGACAGGATCAAGGAAGCAAAAGAAAATATGCCGAAGCCGGTGAACTATTCTAAAAAGATCGTCAGCCTTCACAAGATGATTGACTGCATCAACAATCCGAAATTATCAGCCAAGAAAAAGAATGATTTTCTGAAGCAATACATTGACAAGATCACCTACGACATCATAGATCATGGTGAAAGAAAAGGCGGAACCCCGATCCTTGAAGTGTTTCTAAAATAAGGGCATTTTATTTTGCCATTAGTTAGTAGCATGGAAGTTCGACTTTAATGCAACTGCCATGCTACTAACTAAAATCCGCCATTGATATATCTGCATTATACGAAATAAGAAAGGTCTGAACAATATGAACACACTTGGTAAATTGGAACAGCTGTTGCTTGCCGGCGAAATTACGGAAGACGAATACAAGGAAAGAAAAGAAGTGTATGTTGAAACGATCCTGGAAATATACTGCCTTGGGATCATCACGAAAGAACAGATGTATGAAAAGATAAATGAATGAAAATCCAGTTTCTTTTGACGGAATATCCAATAATTGATTGGATAGTTGGTGCGCTTCGCTGATTATTCCGCCAAGATATTGCATTGCAGAAATATTGGGAATAAAATGAATTTGCTGTTCACCCACAACCGAATTAAAGGGAAGGAGTATTTAACATGGGATTTTGGGACAATGCAAAGCATGAATCTTCCTATTCTGTCGCATCTGGCGAAATATTACCGTATGTAGTTCTTCAGGTAACGCTGAAAGAAAAGTTCATCGGAACCGGATCCGGCAACCTGACCGAACTTGAAAATGTGATCAACAATCAGGCAAAGAAAGGCTATCGGCTGCACACAATTTCCACAGCGAATGGCGGAAGCAAAGGTTTGGCCGGCGGTGATAGAATCCAGGCAACAATGGTGTTTGAAAAAATTGTATAAGGTGTCATTATGAGTTTATTTAGTGCTAAAAGAAAGCCGGATCCAAAAACAAATGCCCTTGGTGAAAGTCTGGATTGCCTAACAGAAGAAGGTGATCTGCCTTTTGGATGGTTCACGGCCACCAAATCGTTCACTGATAAAGTAAAAAATGAATACAATACATTTCTTTCTGCTTGGATTGCAAGTAGGAGAGGCACACCGCTGGATCAATATTGTGCGCTGAAATCATTTGTTGTCTATATGAATGATATAAAGCTGCTGTGTGAATCAAAAGGTGAATGCTTTGTTTATTGGCGTGATGAATTGTTTACTGATGACTATCTCGATGAAAGATCAAAAGAACTAACTGAAATAAAGCAAAATATAGCTGAACTTGAATCTTCGTATCAAGCAAAACAAGAGTTTGAGAAAAGCATACTTCCAGCGCTTGAAAAAAGCTTAATGCAGATTATAAAATCGGAACCTGGGATTTTGCAAAAAGATGTTTATAAAATGTTCCCACAGGAAGCGAAAAGCTATATTCAAGAGAAATTGTATTGCGCAGAAAAGTCAAGCAAGATTGTGCGTGAAAAAAGCGGGAATTCTTACAAACTTTATACAAAATGAAAGAAAGGGCCGGGGATCACTCCCCGGCCCTTTCTTGATGTTCAAGATCGTCAATTCGATAATTGGCAACCTTGATCTGTTCTTGAATAACTGCTTCGTGCTGCTCCAATGCGTATGTTCTTTCTACCAGGTTATTGTGCTTATTCACACGCTTTGAAAGCTCGTCAAGTTTGTATTCGATCAGTTCAATTGTGTTGCTATGCTGCTTCTTCGTAGCCCTCATCTGAAATGCATTGTTGATCATGCAGACAACAATTGCTGCTGCGGCTGCGATTATGGCTTCTATCATCCTGATTATCCCCCTGGTGTTAAATTGAGTAAGTGCAACAAAAAACAAGCCATGCATTTGTGGGAACATTGACACCTTCTGTGATCCCATATCTGCTGACCGTAACAGTTCCGTTTGTTTCTATCCCGCATACCCATCTATTCATGCCGGATCCCTGGCAAACGAAAGACAGCGCAAGTTCTGGCCTGAAATCTTCCGGGATGCCGCTGGCACACGGCACCTTTGTTATGCTGGATGTGTATGCTGTTTTAGGAGAAACAACGCCCTTCACAGTAACATTATTTCCGTTTATTCTGTATTTTGGTTGGTTGCCTGAAATTCCGCCATATAAAGAAAATCCATCGTTCAAGGTCAGGTTCTTCCACTCACTACATCCACCAATAAGCATCCAAGATCCCCAAGCGGTTCCATAGAATATCCGCTGCCATACAAGTTCATCATCCTTGTCACAAAGCGAAAAGCGCTGCATCAATTGAACACCGTCACCCATCTGTATTACTTCGATCAATGCTGTTGCTGATGCGGTCATGGGCGGCTTATTCAGGATCGTTGTGCTTGTGGCTGTGCTTCCGATGATATAAAAGCCCGGATTCTTCAGGTTATTCAGATCTTGATTGTTTGGCAAAGGAACAGGGCTGTTTACAAGTTCACCGTGTCCCGATTTCATCAGAAGCGCAAATTCAACACCTTCTGTCAATTCAGACACCTTGCCGAAGGCCAGGCCCTTGCCGGAAGCATTGAAGTCCAGCAGTGTGAAAGCTGTCGGGATCTCAAAGGTGCTTCTGACCGTTCCGAAATAGTCAGTAACTGAAAGCCGGATATCATAGCTGCTATCAATAGAAAACAGGCCCGATGCACTGATGATCGATTGATTCAGTGAATAGACAGATCCGCTGGATAGCGCTGTCCAGGATGTTGCTGATGTCAGCTTGTATTCGATGACATAGGATTTTGTGTTTTTATCCCCAACCGCCGAAATACTGAACTTCACAGCAGCATTGATGTATGTTCCTTCATAGTTTTCCGTTCCATCTGCCAGGCATCGGAAGCCCTGGAAGCTGGTAATCTTCGGCGCAGTGTAGGCGATGACCGTGATGCTTTTAGTTGTGGTTGCAGTCCTTCCCCGGCTGTCTGTCACAGTCACTGTGACATTGGATGTGCCGCTTTTGGTAAGGAAGCCCGATGTAAACGCAGCAGACGAAAAATTTGCCCCCTGTACGGTGGTTTTGTAGGCTTTTATAGTAGACGAATAAGCACCAGCCGCCGTTACCTTACAGGCGATTTTTGACTTGTTCTGAACATATCCGCCGAACTGTGCTGCAAGGCCGGAAACGGCTTCCGTCAGGCTTACTGCGCTGATGGTTGGCACCACCGATGCCGGAACCGTAATCTTGAAGCTTTTGCTGACGGCGGATCCGATCTTCGTGCTGCCGGAATAGGTTGTGACAGTCACCTTCGCTGTTCCGCTTGTTGAATTCGGTATCGCATTCAGCCAGCTTTGCGGAATAGCATAGCTGGTAGAAGTTCCAACGCCTGTTGTGGTTTTGGAATAGCTGCCAAAGCTGAAAACAACCGTATGCGTGAAGCTGGAAGCCGCCCTGGTGATGTTCACCGTGACAGCGTTGGTTCCATTCACGCTGACCGAAGATGTCACGCTGCTGATCTTTGATGCCCTGGCGATGGTGTTGAAGGTTCCATTGCCGGATGCAGTCACATTGCCGTAATAGGTGCCGGATAGCGTGACATTGATTCCGCAGGTCGCAGAGAAGGCACAAGTCTTTGTTCCATCAGAATTGTGTGGAATCGTGACCGTCTTCGTGTATAGTGTTTTGGTCTGGTTGCCAGATAAAGCAGCTGTGAAGCTGAAGGTGTACTTTGTGCCGTTGATGGTCAGACTGCCGGACTTGCTTGCACTTGAATTGATCGTATAAGAAGATCCTGTGGAAACAAGCTGCACCTTGGCTGTCACTGTGGAAGTATTGTTCGCCACAGACTGCGAACCCACATTCCAGACAATCTGGATCCGATATCCTGTGCGGATGGCCTGTTGAATGGTGCCTGAAGTTGCCATTGTCTTTGCCCCCTATTCAAAAATAGAAGCCAAAAACGGCCTATCATCCTTACTGCGTTTTCTTGAAAGACAGGTTCCCATTTGCCCTTGGCATGAAGGCGAAATTGCCCAGCTGCAAACTGTGCAGGATCTCCGCATCTGTGACATACAGTTTCCGATTGCTGAAGTAGGCCACTTCTGCACCGTCCTGAAGGAAGCTGATCCGGTCATTGCTGATCTTTAGTTCCAATTCGTTTCCGACTTCGCCCAGCAGGATCTGGCCATCCACAAAACGGATATATTTTTTGATTTCCTCAAATTCAGCATCGGCACCTGCGGCCACACCTTTAAGATCAGCGCTGAATTGCGTGAATTGAATTTCAACGCTGTTCTTTGTCTGCTCGATCTCTGTGCTAACAGAAGAAATCAAGGCATCTGTGTCTTCCTTCAGATAGTAGCTTTCAGCCACTGTTGATTTGATGCTATCTTCAGATGCCTGAATGGATGCAAGCAGGTTCTGTTCCACATTGTAGACCGCCGAATTTGCCGCCTGTGCGTTTCTCTCCACAGTCTGAAGGATTTCACCTTGATCATAGGAAATGCCCTTCACAGCTTCACTGAATCCCTTCACCGTTGCACCAAGGGAAAGCTTATTCGCTGCCGGATCCAGCAGCTTCAGTGATAGCTTTGTTACCCGGAATCGCTGATCAATGCCGTGTGGATCGCTGGTCACTTGTACCTGTGTTCCCAGGTGGAAAGAAGTGAAATCCTTGTTCACTGTGGCCAGATCCGCAGCGGTCAGTTCAATAGATTCCCACTGGTTGACAACGCCGGCAAGATGTGCCTGTCCCTTTGTTTTAAGGTTCTCCGGTAGCGTGACATCATCAAAAATGACTGTTTTGACAATGGTGCCAAATTGTGATATGGCATCAGCATCTTCGATGAAATCAGCGCCACCGTTCACATCTGCAATGGTCAGCCGTGTTTCAGTGTCTTTCCCTTCATCGTCCTTTTGCTTGGCACCTAACGGAATGATGACTGTGGCGATATCTGCCCCCTTACGGATCCGCTTCAGATCCAGCAGGTTCTTCCCGAAGGTGATCTTCTGCGGCGCAAGCAGGTTGATCGATGCAAGGTAATCAAGGTAATTGACACCGTTTTCATGCCGGATGACGATATATCCGCCCAGTAGGTCAATCAGTTTCTTTTCAATGATTTCCCAGGTGGTCACATAGTCAATATCAGATCTAACAATGTAGTCATTGGGATCCGTGACGGTCACATTGCCAAGCGTGAACTGCTTTGCAGCTTCCACCTGGGCATTATGATTGGTGATCAGCATGGAAAGAAAATCAGTGATGCTGCCAGTGAAATCATACGGCCTTTGAATACTGTCCAATAAAAATGACAGTTCCCCTTCACAGGAAACTGCCTTTTCATTGTGCCAGCCCACATCTTCATCCAGGACACGGCCACGGAACAGCAGATAATTGTCCTGGTAGACTGTGATGATAGATTTCAGCTTTTTGACCATCCCATAATAGGGATGATCGGGTTGGATCGTGAACACAAAGCTGCCGGTTTTGTTTTCTTCCAGTTCCACGGAAGGATTGAAGATCTTCAGGTTTTCCAGCTTGCTGTGGTACAGCAAAAGGCTATCACAATATACCCGATACATTAAAGATCACCTTCCTGCCATGTGAATGTGATATTCCCGGTGCCTGTGACGGTAACATTGTTCGTGCCTTCCGCCAGTTCCAATTCCGGCAGCGTGTAGGATCCGCTTCCCAGATCCCATACATTGCTGACATTGAAGACGATGTTCAAGCTGCCTTCCGCCTGGATCGTTACTTCTGGAACAGCCCTTTTCCGGCTGTTGACCAAGGCAATGCTTTCTGTACCATTCACCGCCCTTGTCACAACGGTTTTGGCCAGCTTATATTTGTACGGTTCACATTCTGCTTCAATGCTGACATTGCCAATGGTTTTATCATTGGTAAAGCCGGAAACCGAAAGCCGCCCCAGGTAATAGAAAAGCGGATCATCGTCAAGGATGATCCGCATCTTCTTACCATGCAGGGCATTTTTTACGGTTGAAAACAATGAAAGGAATTCCGCTTTTGGCACCACGGTTGAAAATTCAAACTTGTGTTTCACATCTTCATATTTCGGTTCACCAAAGAAGTCAGTCAGATCCAGCGCACCATCTGCGCCTTCCACATCGATCTTCATGGTTTTCACCGAAGGGCTTCCAATTTCCTTGGATTTCAGAATTAAGTGCAAGTCATTGAATGAATGGTAATCGCCAAAAGTGATCCCCTTCATCGTTATTCACCACCCTTTATTTAGTTACTTCTGTCCAGCCATAGACACCAGGTTCATAGACATTCGCCGCAATGTCAGAAGTCCAATGCTTCCCGTTGTGGCTGACCTGTGCGCCCTTGTCATAGGCATCATGTGCGCCAGTGGGCTGCACCCATCCCGGCCAGGATTCCACAGATATAACCTTCCACAGCGCCGGCACCTGCGCCGGCTGCCAATCCGCCTGGGAAGTGTGCGCCTGAATGCATTTATATAGCACACCAGCATCCCGGCGAATATCGCCAACAGCATAGGCCACGCCAACAGTCCAAGGCAGGTACAGATCCATCACTTCCATGGCTTCTTCATCGGTCAGCTTCGCCGTCAACTTGTCAATGTTGGTTCTGATTGCTTGGGCCTGCTCCAAAATATCATTCCGCATTTTCTGTCACCACCTCTGCTTCCGTTTCTTCTGCCGTTTGAACGCCCACTACATTCAGGGCTTCTTCCAGCATTACAGTTTTCGCATCGTTTGCAGCCTTCACCTGTAAGGCTTTTTCAGTGTAATAACCCATTACGACACCCCCATAATGTTAAGTGCGTTGAGCATATCTTCCGTATAAGAAACACCATCAAGTGTTTTCCATTTCCCCTCGACCTTGTCGTACAGATACGCATCAACCTTTTGTGCTACCGAATTATCATCGCCAAGATACACACTTATAGGATTGATATAAATTGCGTTGTTTTTATCTCCCAAAATATCAATGCCATCTTTTGAAATATCCGCTGTTATAGCTAAATCGCCTTTTTGTAATTCCCTCGAATACGGAATCGTGTATAATGTGTCGTTCACGCACGAATAAATGTTTCCGTTGTATGCCTTTTGAGGGATAGGGGAAGAAGTTTGAGGCGGTTTTTGGTCGCTTACAACAACCGGGTTTATAGTTGTGTCTGTAAGATTAAACTTTAGCACTTTTTTTGAATAGTCAGTCCCCAAATTCCCCCAGTATGGCCATGCCATAAAAGCAGTTTCGTTATCGTTAGATAAAGTCCATGAATAGCTTGAGAGCATATCTGTACCATTCTCATACACAGTAGAGTGTTCAAATGTAGAAAGATTTATTTTCTTTATAATAGTCTTACATTCTGCAACCGTAAGTGTGCTGTTATAGACGACATAAGCAAATCCGTTATAATAAATGATGTTTGACGCACGATGTAGATTAAAACCGAACAAAAAGGTTTTAATGATTTTACTATTTACTGGGTCTATAACAACAATCTTGTCAGCTGCAAGTTCAGAACTTCCGCCAAGGGCGTAAATATACTTACCATCAGTACATGCACTTGTATATGCGTATGTGCTTATATTGCCAATGTCAACAGCAGTCGTTGTATATCTTCCTGTATCGGGGTTGATAATACACATCTTTGTTTCTTTATAACCATATCCACCCGATGAATAATGCGTATTCACAGAATAAACGGTGTCACCCACTTTAGCTACCCCTCCGCCACGGTAACCAATATCATAAGCTGTTAAAGTTTGTGTAAACATCTTTGTTTTTAAGTTATATTTGGCTATGACTGTTCGCACTGGAGACGGCCGATATGTATTCTCCCTTACAATCCATAACTCATCACCAATTACAACAGGACTCAACGAGCCTTGACCCGCACCAGACTCTGGAGAGAATGAGCCGAGAGGTTGAATTGCACCTGTTTGCCCATCAAAATAAGATATAACAGAAACCTTATCCGGCTTCTTCGCCAGCGGAACCCACAGCTTACTTGTGTCAGAAGGCGGATTTGCGCCAAAATCAATATTCAGCGCAGCACCGCCACCAGATCCGCCCCTGCGACAGATAAAAGCTTCACTCATTTTCTATGCACCCCCATCTGGATATTCAGCGCAACATCCGTTTTTTCTGTTGCATACACAGTAATGCTGTTTGCCGCCGTTGTGATCCGGTAGATCTTCGCAAAGTTGCTGATCTCATTTTCCGCCGTTGCAAAGGTGCTGGAAGGAACCAGGTCAACAATCGGCTTATCACTTGCCAGGATCCCGGAAACAGTGATGGTCTGCGTGTAAGGCGCTGCGCTGCCTGTCCAAGTAGTGCCGATCTGCGCTGTGAAGAACTTGGTGACAGCGCCATCAGCGATTTTTTCTGTGGTCACTGCCTTGCTGCCGATCTTTGCGGTTGTCACAGCGCCGCTGGCCAGCTTGGAAGTGGTCACGGATCCATCTGCCATAAGGCTTGCCATGCCGAACAGCGGAACAAGGGTTTGCACATTCAGGCCATTCAGCGGCACACGGTAAAGCGGCATATCATTCAGGGCAACATGGTCATTGATGATATCGCCGGCAGTGTAGGCAGGATCAGCAGGATTGGATGCCGCCGCTGTGCCTTTGATAACAACCAGGTTGACCGCTTCAACGCCTGTGGAAGCATCCTTGGTGTACCTGGCAACGATCAGATCATTCCGCATCATGCCCTGTGCGCCATTGTCAATGGTCAGATCCACATAGCTGCCTTCAGCCAGGCGCACATGCCGGCCCTGCATCATTATGTCACCATCTGCAATGCGGATGGTGTTATTCGTCACGATTGTTGCGGCAAACTTGTTGCCACGATCCAGGACATACTGCCCGGAACCAAAGATTGCAGTGTGCAGGGATCCGGCATCAGCTGCCGTGACATGCTCCGCACCTGCATATCCTGTTATAAGGTGCATATTTGCCATAATCATTCACCCACCTTGTAGGAAATTGTGGTTTGACCTTTTTTGATGGTCACGATCTTTTTGCTGATCGCAGCAGAAACAGTGATGCCTGTGATGTTGTCGATGGCACCAACGATGTCACCCACATCATAGCTGTCGGAATTTGCATCAAAGTCAATGGACAGATCCGCCGGTTCCCACAGCTTTTGCAGCTGTTCTGTTCCGCTTTTGATCAGTTCTTCTTCAGATTCCACACTGGAATAGTCGAATACGGCTGCGTATTCGTTCAGCCCTGTCGCTGTTTTCATTTGGCTGATGTTGCCGCTACTATCGGCATATAGATGGACTATCATCCTGTTTTCCAGTTCGCCGCTGCCCAGGCAGATCAGATGATTTACCGCTTTGTAATTCTTCCGCAGCTTAAATTCAACCAGATCGGAATCAAATTCGTCATCTGTGGCATAGTTGTATTTAGCTTCTGAAGAAAGCACCGCCTGGCCGTTTTTGACTTCCACACACAGCTTCAAACCTGCGCTTGAAAGCATCTTCACAAGGCCAGAATATGCATCTGTATAGCGATTGAACTGATAATTGATGTTTACACCTGCAAGGGCAGAAGAAGCCATGAACAGGCTTTCAAGGCCGCATCTGTTGATAATAAAATCAATGCAGCGGTTTGCATCTCCGCTGATGACCAGATATTTGTCCACCAGGGAAGCGCCGCTGGAATCCGCCGTTTTCACCGTGACAGATGCTGTGGATCCTTCGCCGGTCTTCAGCGGAATAATCACTTTGCTGCCAAGGATACCATGCCAGGTGCGGCCACGATAGGTGACTTCATTTGCGGCAGTGTCCACTTCAATGCTGTCCACGATCCCACCGTATTCAGTGCCTTCGATGTAAAGAAAGGATCCGTCTTCGCAGCAATGCTGATCCGCTTGGATTTGGCATTCAAAATCGTTTTCATCTTCTCCAAAGGCCAGATCCAGTTCATAGTCCAACAGCACACCAAGATCTTCACGCTTTGCGTTTGTGTAGATCAGATCCATTTCGGTTCGCTCCTTTCTTCCAAAAGGATGATATCAACGCCGAAATTACCAGACCATGTGACTGCGCTGCTGCCGGAAGGGATCTTCAGAAAGATGTAAGATTCCTTATTCCGCAGATTGAATTTGTTTGTTATCGTGCCATCATTGGCCGTCAGGAAGATTTTTTTTGTGACAGAATCGATGGTCAGATATTCGCCGGCAGCCACATTGCAATTGACCTGGTACAGATGGCCGGCAACATAAATCGCCGGATCAGAGCAAGGCCCATAAACCACCATACGGAAGTTGGAATCCGTAAAGTGATGGTTGATTAGTGCTTTGGATCCTACATCCGGGAAATAGTCAAAGGCATAGTCAAAAGGATAGTCCAGGTTCTGACCGCCGCCACCGGTTTCTGCTCCAAGTTCCCGGAAGATGTTAGTGGTTTCCTTCACCCAATAAGGGAAATCAGATGTCAGTGTCAGTGTCACTTCCATCATTCTGCTGCTGATCAGATAGTTCTTTTTTTGCGACTTCGTGACAAAGCATTTGAAGTAATAATCACCGATGATGATCTGGCCATGCAGCATGGCCAGGACATCTTTTTCGCAGATCTCCATTAGCCGGTTCCTTACAGCAATGCCTTGTTCTTCAGTCTTGCAAATGATGATCAGCGGCAGCTTCCGCTTACTGACTGCATAATCAAGGGCAGTGATCCGCTTGTTTTTGCTGGTCACTGTCCATTCGTAATCATGCAATTCATTCGTATTTACAAAGATGCCGTCCTTCCCGAATTCAAAGACTTCATTCAGGTGGTTTTTGTATTTCAACTGTTCAAGCATTCATCAATTCACCGCCTTTACAAGTCTTGCAAATTCACGATTGTTGACATCGAATTTCATAGCCGTGAATGCATCAATAAGCATATCCGGCAGGTCATTACGGAATTCATTAAAGGCTTCCTTCAGTTCCTGCACCTGCTTATTTCCACCCAGGGATCCATTCATGTCTTCAGCGACAGCGCTGATCCACTTTCTGTTTTGGTCAAGCGGCACAACAGCTTCTGCGCCGTCACCTTCAAGGAATCCAATCTGGCCACGCTCCAGGATTCCGCCGCTGGCCATTTTCATCCTTGTGAGTGTTCCGGCAGCTTTTGCCAGTGCTGCGGCAGAAGATGCAACGCCAGATCCAACGCCAGGCTTTGTGGCCTTGTTTATGTTCGTGCTTATTCCGCCAAACTGGGATGATGCCGCAGAAAGTTCGTTCAGCTTTGCCATAAGCTGATCAATTGCGGAAATCATGTTTCTGACCATTGTGCTTATATTGCTGGAAATATTTTTGACCTCGGAAGCAATGATCTCACTAATGTGATTCCAAATGCTTTCCGTATTTGTTTTGGCTGATTCAAAAGAACCGGAAATTGTGTTTTCGATTTTGTCAAACGAAGTAGTCACATTCCCATCAATAGACACTGTGGCTTTGCTGATGGCGGATTTGATTTCTTCAAATCGTTCTGCCGTGTTTTTCACCGTATCTTTTAGCTTGGCAATCACACTGTCTGCCGTAGCAATAGCCCCGGATCTGATATTCTCATAAAATACAGCAATATTTTTCCACGAATTAGCTATTGTGGTGTTAAGGTTATCCGCTGTTTCTGCAAACTGTGCAAGCTGGTCAGGTGTCATTTCTGTTGCACCAAGGCCAATGGATGCATTTACATCATCAAAGTCCATGCTGCTTTCGATGCCATCTTTTACGGATTTGAATTCATCATCAAAGCCTTCCCCAAGACCTTCGGCCATATATCCACCTATACCGGCAAAAACCTTGGAAGGCGAGTGGATCCCCAGGAAGTCTTTCACGCCGTCAACAATTCCGCCAAAGAAGCCGGTGACCTTTTCTTTGATCCACGCTGCCGCACTTTTAATGCCTTCCCAAACACCCTTGACGATATTCACACCAACTTCAAGCATCTGTTTGCCGCCAGCGGCAAATCCCTGCACTATTGCAGCTATGATTTCCGGGATCCGTGCCACAAGCTGGGGAATTGCTTTAATAAGACCGCCAGCAAGCGCAATAACAAGCCGGACACCGCCTTCTATGAGTTTAGGCAGGTTTTCTATCAGCTTATCGACAATAACATCAACCAAATTGATGATGCAGGTGATCACCAGGTTAATGTTGTTCAGGATGCCATTGACAAGCGCCATGACAAGATCCATGCCGGCAGCAATGATGCTCGGAAGGTTTTCAAGCAAGGTTTGCACCGCCAACGGAATGATTGTCTGGGATGCTTCTGTGATAAGCTGTGTAAGCCCTTCAATGATAATGTTGATGCGGGGAATTAGGTTTCCACCAACTGTAACAAGGCTATCGACAAAATCGCTTGTCAACCCTTTGAAATTTGCGTTTTCGTCAGCAATGCCCACCAGCAGATTCTTCCATGCGCCCTTCATGGAGTTCATGGAACCTTGAATAGTGGTACTGGCTTCTTCCGCCGTTGTCCCGGTTATGCCCATTTCCGTTTGAACATCGTGAATGGCACTAACAATGTCAGCGTAACTATCTATGCTGTAATTCGTTAGCTTTCCCTGCGCTGCGTTCAAGGCATTTGCATGGTTAATAAGGCGCTGCATTTCTTCTTTCGTGCCACCATAGCCAAGCTTCAGGTTGTCCAACATGGTATAGTTCTGTTTGGCAAACCCTTGATAGGCGTTCTGAATAGATGCCATGTCCGTACCCATTTTATTTGCATTGTCGGACATATCAGTGATAGCAATATCGGCCATTTTTGCCGCTGCTTCAGTGTCACCGCCAAGCGATTGCAGCAGGGATGCAGAAAAGCTTGTCACGGTTTCCATGTACTCATTTGCGGATAGTCCAGCGGTTTTGAATGCGTTAGCGGCATATTCCTGTACTTTAGCCGAACTTTCCTTGAAAAGCGTATCAACGCCGCCAACAAGCTGCTCATAGTCCGCATACGCTAACAGGGCTTGCTTGCCGACAGCGACAACAGCAGCGGCACCGGCTGCAATTGCAGCAGCGCCAATCTTGCTTAATGTGCTTAAAAGCTTCGATCCTTTTCGTTCTGCGTGTTCTGTTGTTTCATCAATTTCATCCCTTGCTTTATCTGCGCCGAAGATTGAAATGATTCCTTGTAATTTGAAAACATCCAAGTGGCCTTCACCCACTTTCTGTGAAGATAAAATGAAAGAAGGCCACCCGGAAGCGACCTTCTATCGTATGTTGCCCCTCTGGGCGTTTCGCAATCTATTTGACAACTGCACATCAATTGCAGGTGCCAGTTCTCCGACCAATACGCCGGAATCAAGCATCACGCCGTGTGGCATAGACCTGGAAAGGAAATCAATCAGAATTCGGTTCTGTTCAATCAGTGTCTTTCTGATCCCTTCGTTTTCCAGCATGACAGCAGACCGCACATAATCAAGCAGCGTGTCAATGGGCGCAATAGCTTCTTTCCCAGCTTCTCCGCCGCCAAGCAATGTGTTTCCGATGCTACCGAAGATAGTTGGCCGATCAAGGATGCCGCCTTCAGCGTTCCACTTGACATCAAAACTTGGAAGCTTACCCTTGCCAGCAATGCCAAAAGGCGCTTTGCCGCCGCTGACAGAGATTTTCGGAATCTTTAAGTTACTAAAAATCTTGCCAATGCTCAATGGGAAAAATCCCTTGATCTTGTCAATGGCCTTCTTTACCGCATCCTGTGCGCCCTCGATCTTATCAGCAATAGCATCCTTGATATTGCCAAAGGTGTTTCTGACCCTTGAAACAACATCCTTCAGATCATTGAACTTTCCATTGATCCACCTGACCGCAGAGGAAGTTGCGGACTTGATTTTCTCCCACATCTTCAGCCAGAAATTGCGGAATCCTTCATTGTTTTTCCATAGGTATAAAAAAGCCGCCACAAGGCCCAAAATAGCCGTTACGATAAGGCCAATAACATTGGCCCTCATTGCTACATTCAACGCTTTCATGGCAAGTGTGACGATTTTCAGCGCATTTGCTGCCTTCTGCATGATGCCAGCCCATGCAAGGACAAGAACAAAGCCGCCAACCGTTGCAATAGCTATCGCAATAACGCCTGACCAAAGCTTCACTTTTTCTGCGTTATCTTTGATCCACTTGGCCGCATCCTTGATCTTATTGATAAATCTTTCAAGGTGTGGTATAGCAGCAGCAACCATATCGGCCACCTTCGTCTTAATCAGTGTCAGGATCGGTTCACCGATTCTTCCAAGTTCAGCAAAGGCATCTGTCAGCTTTTCCTGCGCTTTTTCGGCAGCAATGACATCTTCGTTGGTCTTTTTATACTGTTCGGATGCCTTGGAGTAGGTGCCGTTCAGTGTTTCCATGATCAGCTTCTGTCGCTCCTGCTCATTGGAACAGGCAGCAAGCTTATCATTGAAAGAATCTTCACTGATCCCTGCCCAGTTCAGCGCATCTGCCAAAGGGCCTGTAACCTCACCGACCTTTGCAGTTTCGTTTGCTGCTTCGGTCAAGCCCTCAATGGGCAGGGAAGCGCCGAATGTGGCATAGACACCAGTGCAAATGTCTGTCCATGTTTGAAGATCCTGTTCGTTATTGGTCAACAGTGCAAGATGGTTTGCAGCTTCAACGGCCTGACCGCTATCACCAAGGACGGAATTCAGATCCGAATAGGTACGCTTTGCAGCTTCAGATGAATGGCCGTTGGTGACAAAGGCCGTGTCCAGCTTGCCCATTTCCGTCCGGTATTCCCTGGATCCTTCGATGGCCGCCAGCCATGCGCCGCCAATGACGGCACCGGCAGTAACAACAGCTTTTCCAAGGCCCAGCGCAACAGATCCCACCTTGTTTACCGCTGATTCAACTTCCTTGCTTGACGATCCTGCGTTTTCCGCCGTTTCATTCAATGCTTTGTTTGCTTCGGTGTTATCGATTGCAATTGTTCCAAGTAGCTTGAACAATTCCACGCTTTTCCCTTCTTTCTTTAAGAAAGACAAAAGCCGTTTAACATCTCCGCAGATTCCTTGACTGTGATTTCAAGTTCAAGGTGTGAAGGAATTTTTTCAGTTTTGGGTTTCTTCGTCTGCTCCAAGAATTCACCATAGGTTAAATCAAAAACCCTGTGAAGCCAGACTTCCCATAGTGTCTTATCTTCTAATTCATCATTGGTGATTGACACAAATTCATCGACAAAAGCCTTGAACCTGCGCCCCTTGATCATGGCATCCAGCAGAATCATCGGATTTGCGTACCGCTGGAATAGCATATCAAGGAATCTTATATCACCTATTTCAGCAACTTGGTAACACCCTGAAAAAAATCCTTGAATTCCTCTTTCTTAACCACAGCAACAATCATTTCCAGGAATGTAGGCATCGGAAGGTTTGCGATTTCCTTTGTCTTCATCCCGGACAGCTGCGACAACAGCTGATAAATGTCATCTTTACATTTGTAAAGGTTGGAAATGATCACGCCAGCAATGTCAACTGCAACAGTTAAACCGACAGCACTTACATTTGCCTGGTCTTTGGCACCGGAAGCCATATCCATGATGGCTTTCCGAACTTCTTCAGATTCAAAGCAAGACTTGAATTCCCTGACACCGATCTTGGAAATGATCTGGAACATCGGGAAAATGTCATCTGCGGTCAGCTGCCGCAGCTCAAAGGCTTTATCTGTCATTGTGATTAGTCCTTTCGGTTTTTATTAAAAGTTGCAAGGCCACCGGATTGATGACCTTGCAATGGTTGGTTATGCGGTTGCTTTTGGATAGTAGATCTTCCAAGGCAGCGTGTCCAGATCGCCGGTCAGTTCGGCATAGCATTCAAAGGTGTACTTGCCAACAGCGCCTTCCTTGTTCTTGCCTTCCTGCTCAAAGCCGGAAGTGCAAAGGGCGTTTTCCAGGATGGCAATGATGTTTTCGCCATCCAGGGTTTTGCCGACAAAGGCGATGTTCTCCCAATAGTCACCTTCCTGGATGTCTGCTTTTGGAACAATGACATCGTAATTGGTATCATCGGAAGTGCCATCCTTGCCCAGAGTAGCAGCCTTGATGATGTCTTCGGTCAACTCGATGAAATTGATTTCCATGGTTGCGGTTTCGCCGGTCTTTACAGACAGGCCCTTGGCAGCAACCAGTGCGCCATCGACTTCCACCTTGGTCACTTCGGGAATGATCGACAGTTTAGATCCGCCAGAAGTAGCGCCTACAATGGAATTGGCGAAATTCCATGCATTGGTGGTATACTTCAGCCCTTTGTGGATCGTGCCGGCACCGAACAGAATATTCTTCGGAGTATTTGCAGATACCCCGGTCTTACCTTCTTTGCTCATATCAATTCACCTTCCATTCTTTAACGGATAGATTGATTTGGATGCTTTTCAGTTCAGCATCCCCTGTGGGAACGATCAGGCTTCCGGCATAAGAAATGGCCACCCCTGATCCACTATCAGTGATGGCCGTATAACCAAAAGACCTGTTAAAATAGTTTTCAATGCGTTCCTTCGCATTTTCAAGATCAAGCCATGATCCCCTGGAAAAGCCGGTCAGAAGGATCGTGCCTTCCTGAAGGCCGTCTTCTGTCATGCTTTCAGATTCCGTGTAGCTGCCTACAAAGTATGGATATTTGATCTTTCCCTTTGCATTGCCGGAATACTCACCGAAGCCATATTCCAAGCGTAGGGATGTCATGGCATCAGATAGGATTTTCAATACTTGCTTGGACATGTTACTTCAGCCCTTTCATGATCTGTTCAGCCCTCTTGATGATTTTGCCTTTGGTTTGTTCAAAGGCATTGTGGAGCATCCGCACAGGCTTTTTACCGTGTGTAAAATGTCCCTGGCCTTTGTCATCTTTATAGAACCAGCCGCCTTTTCTGCCGTTCCCTTCCAAGGCATATTCACCTGTTCCGAATTCAGTCCAGATGGCGTTTTCAAGTGGGCTGCCGATTTTGGCTTCCAGGTTGGATTCATCCACCGTATGCGCCCAGGATCCTTTCAGCTGGCCAGTGTCAACAGGTGTACCCCTTGCAGCCTGGGACTGCAATTCAGATGCTGCTTCTTCAAGGAATTGCAGCAAGGCTTCATCGATAGCGGCCTTCACCTTCATGCTGTTATCCTCAAATTTAACATCGGCCATATTACTGACCCCCTGTAAACTTCAGATAGATTTCCAGCTGGGATCCGCTTCCCATCTCCATCGGATTGTCAATCAGCAGAATGTCATAGATCTTGCCGCCTATGGTCATACGGCTGTTTTCAGCCTGTATGCCGGCAGCAAGCGGCACATAATCTGCAATGAAGATGTGTGTGGATTCCTGGATCTTGGCGTTATATGTGGTGTAGCCGGATTCACCAGCAGAAAGGTCAAGCCAGCCTTTGATGGTCTGGGCATCAACCCAGGTCTTCACATTTTCGCCAATTTCATTCTTGGCTGCCGTGTAGACCTGGATTGTTGCCGTGATGTTTCCGCCAATGCCTTTCATATCTTCAACCCCTGTCCAAACCGGCACTTCTTGTAAGGCTGCAAAAAGCCCATCAGCGCCTTCGGAAAGCCCATAGTGGAATTATCCCCATCCATGTTGAAATAGGTCACAGAATGCCTTGAAATCGTTTCTGAAGCGATTCCAACCTTGTCACCGTTGTCAAGCTGCCATTTAAGCATGTTTGCAACGCCCATTTTGACATCCTGGGGATATTTCACCTTCGTGATGACCACGCCGGATTCATCATACAGATCTTCATTGACCGTGATCTGACCAGTTGTAACGGCGGCAACAGTCACCAGGCAATCCTGCATCAGATCCGATTCCGTGATCTGCAAGGTATCGCCGGCTTTGAAGGGAATAGGTGTATTCACCAGCATGGCTTTGCCGTTTGTGGAAACAGCAACAGCCCGGAAAGCCCTGACCTGAAAATTGTTGTTTGTGTACGCACGAATCAACAGTTCAAGCGCCTGAAGCTTGGCTTCAAGCACCTGATCTGTTTCATCGGTATCAACATACTGCCGAAGTTCGGCAACGGTCATGATCATATCAACACCGCCTTATTCAGCCGGGCTATCCTGGGCAGCAGGATCAACCGGATCATCAGCTTCACCGTCCGTGATTGCAGTGACTTCATAACCGTCATGCTCACGGAACCATTCAGCCATTCGGCCTTCAGTGATCAGTGCCTTACCGTAAGCAAACTGAACGCCACCGGCATCAACGCCGCAGAAATCGGGATTGGTTTTGACCTTGATTTCATACCCGGTTACTTTCTTTGTGCTTTTCTTGCTGTTTGCAGCCATTTTGTTCCTTCCTTTCTTGTTATGCGATCTTAATGTTACGGAGAACGCCAGCATGTGCAGTGTTCTTCAGCACAGTGGCGGCAACCATTTCAACTTCGCCATCCTTCACAGCGCCAGGAGCATTGAAGTCAGGCAGATACTGGCGGATAGCGCTGTTGCCGGTCAGGGATGCAGCATGGAAGCCGTCCATAACATCAAACTTAACTGCATAGATATCAGTCAGGCCAGTGACAGCGGCATTGGAAGCGCCAATGTTTCTGCTGATGCCGGCCTTCACGCAGTCATTGCCGGTGACAGTGGTATCAGAAACAGTGTAATGCTTACCCAGATCCATGAAACGCACACCGTCCATGGAAGTAACCTTGCGGCCAAAAGCTTCTTCGGATTCGGTCTTGTAGCCAAGCAGTCTGGCCATGGTCTGGATTTTGGCGATCATTGCGCTGTTCATCAGGAGCGCATCAGCATCGGTGTTCTTGATCAGCAGCTGGATCTGCTCATAAAGCTGATCAGCATTGGTCTTCAGATTGGTCATGGTGCTGATGTCGATGGCAGAACCGGTGCCAGTGTTATACTCGGTGGAAGTGCCAGCCAGCATCTTATCCAGGCCGTCAAACTCGGTGGTGGCAGTGGTGGCATTGCCGTTTACCAGCGTGTAATGGAACAGGCTGATGGCCGCCAGCACCTTTTCACGGATCTGATATGCCATGTTGTTATAAGGGCCTTCAGCCGCTTTCAGAACACGGTCAATCTGGAATTTACCGCCGAAGATCTTCAGGTCAGCGGATTTCTTTTCCACAGTTGCCTGGCTCGCAGCATATTCAGCATTCAGCGCACGGAAGGCAGCCACAGAAGGCAGCTTCTTCTGAATGTAGGAATAAGTCAAAGTGCTGCCACCCTGCGGAGATACGCAGTTATCAAAGGGCAGCATCTGAAGGATCTCGGATTCACGCAGGAAGATATCAACAATCTGCTGGGATACTTTGTCGGACATACCGACCTTCATTTCTGCAAGTGTCATAGCCATAAAAAATTACCTCATTTCTTTTAGTCTTTTGGCTCATAGGCCAATTTCAGGGCATCTTCAAGGCTTTTAGGATCGGATTCATTGCCACCATGATTCTGATCATCAGGCAGCTTGTGTTCGTCATATTTCTTGGATCCTGCCGTTTCAAACTGTGTGGGGAACTGCGTTTTCAGTGCTGCAATCTTATCATCCCAGCCTTTGATCTTGCCGTTCTCGTCCAGGGCAAGTTCGCCCTTTTCCTTCAGCTTGAAAGTCAGGTAATCGACATCAAGCGCCTTGTTGGAAAGCAGTTCAACCTTGATTGCTGCATCCAGCTTGGTCTGTTCCAGTTCGGTCTGAAGCTGCGCCACCTGGCCTTCATACGCAGTGATCTTGCCCTGAAGATTATCCTGTCCTTTGGTGGATTTCTTCAGTTCAGCGATCAGGTTCTGCGCTTCAGTCAGTTCGGCCAGCTTGCCTTCGTGATCAGTCTTCAGCTTGCCATAACGGATATCAAGGTTTTCTTCGGATGCCGTGTAGATCTTATTTGCCTTCATATCATCCAAAATTCCAGTGATGGTTGCATCGTCAATGCCTTTTGCCTTCAAGATTTCAGTGATGTTCATTGTGCTTTTCCTTTCTATTTACGATTTTTTACAAGGTTTCGGCCTTGAAATAGATTTTTTGAATCCTCTTTTACACCTGGCTTCGGAAGGTGAAAATAGAAAAAGGGCATCTTTTCAGATGCCCCTTATCAACTTGGATCAATCTTGCTTGATAATTACTTGATAGCCCTTTTCCTTCAGTTCCTTGGCCATCCTTTCAGCGTTTGCTTTTACTCTAAAAGCGCCCACCTGGACACGATAGATGACCTTCTTTGCTTCCTCTTTTGGAGCCAACGCAGCCTTCACATCGGCCCGGAAGGTGTCCATGCTTTTCCCGAATTTGGGGAACCAGTGCGCCACATCGCCATGATTGGAAGCAATGCCTTTCTTTGCGCCTTCGCTATGGTCACAGATGTCCTTTTCCGTAAGATTATACATCTTGCAGAGATAGACACAGAGATCAACAGCTTCCTGGTAAACCTTATCGAAATAGGTCTTATCATTCAGGCCATCTTCGCAGATCTCAAAGCTGATATGCGTATCATTGCCGGATCTGCCGCAGTGCCATCCACGATGGTTCCAGGGCAGGATCTGATAGGTTGCTATGGATCCATCCTTCAGTTTACCGATAAATGCATGACAGCAGATCTGTTTGCCACCGGGCCGGAATGTGTTCCAGTAGTTCTTGTTTGCGTTCACGCCAAGTAGACCATCATCAGGCCCTACATAGCGCCGCAGGTTCGGATTGTTTGCACCTGTCGAATGCACCATGATGCCCTTTGGTGTGATTTTCTGTCCCACCTTGTAGCATTCGTTTTCTGTGGCGATCAGTTTATGCAGATTCATCAGAATCACCTTCCGGACATTCTTCAGGGATTCCAGCCAGGGAAGTCAGCAGGGACAGCACACCGGCCAGCAGGGAAGCGCTGCCCACCATGATCCAGTTCACATCACTGATGACAGCAGAAGTGCCGATAGTAGCAACAGCAGTCTGCGCCACAGTCTTGATTGCCCGGATCCCGGCTTTCTTGAACCAGTCTTTCCAACATCTTTTCATTGTTTTTACCACCTTTCATAAAATTAAAAAAACAGTTATTCGGAATAACCAAACAACTGCTTTTTTGGACTAACTTAAAACCAAATTGCGACTAAACGGCATGAAAAAAGCACCCTTTTCAGGATGCTTTTATTCAGGCGCTTAAAACAAGCACCTATCGATTATGTCTTTACCTCTCAACTTATCGATCCATTCATCGGGGATCCCTTCCATGCCGTACATTATCCCGGCTAAACCGCCAGCGATTGCTGCCACCGTATCGGTATCATTGCCCAGGTTTACAGCCTTCAATACTGCATCTTTGTAATTGTCCGTTGTTGCAACGGCCCACACAGCCGCTTCAAAGGTATCGACAACAAAGCCGGAAGACTTTATTGCTGATTCATCCAGATTGCGGATCTTCGGGATTCTGCCGCTGCAATTCTTTATGGCATCATCCAATGATCCGCCTTTCAGCAGCTGCTTTGCAATGACCACATATTCACAGCAAATGTCCATTGAAATGCCATTGGCGTGTGTAATGGCTGATACAGCGGAAACAGTTTCCGCATTCACATCAATGAAGGCAAGCGGAATAATGCGCATCAAGGATCCATTGCCATTGGAATAGAAGTCATCCAGGCCTTTCCCATATCGCAATGCATTAACCGTTGTATTCCCGGCATCAAACACAATGTGATCAACCGTGTATTCAGCATCAAACAGCCACTTTCTGAACCTGGCCAGCATATCATGACAGTCAATCTGTCCACATGCCCGGATAGAATCACAGGTTGCAAGTGTCATGCTTGTGTCATCGCTCCATGTACCTGCCGGCTGATTGTGTGTTCCGAAGCCGATCATATCAGTGATGTGGAATGTGCCACGCTTTTTGAATTCCACAGGAACACCCAAAGCATCACCGATTGCCAGGCCATACACAGCTGCCTTCAGTTTGTCATTCACTATCTTCACCACCTTTTTTCAATGCTATCTTTTCGCCATCAAACTGCAATGTGACATCACGATCATCAACCGTGATGCCCATTGCATCAATCCACTTTTTTGGAAGGGAAACCTTGCAATTATAAGAACCCTTGCCGGCGTTTCCACCGGCCTTTGTAAATATTATTCTGCCGTTTCTCTTTTCCATCTTGGGAACCTCATATTTTTTGATGGCTTATTATAACATATTGGTTACCAATAGTCAATACGCCTTATTCCTTTTCGTAGTATTCGCATCTGTCTGTGTTCTTTCTGATGCCAGATGGCTTCAGATCATAGATATCACAGATCCCTTTCCTGTAATTCGCTACATCCCGGAACACACAATCTTTGCATTGTTTGTATTGATCACTATTGTCGGAAAGCAGTTCATCTGAATATCTTTCGGATAGAGTTTTATTTGCCATTAGAATTTCTCCTGTTCAATTACTTCCATGTCAAGATAGATTTTTCCGTTTGATTTCTCAACTTTGGTGATCCTAAAAGTAGTTTCACGCTGAAAAATCATTTCCGCTTCATCACCGAAAGATGATTGTTGCGCCAAACCGTCCCAGCCTTTACCGGAACCATTACCAAAGGCGCTGAATGGCTCTGCATACATCATTTTAGTACCTGATGGAGCATAGATATTCATGATGATAGGCTTATGCGAAAATCCTTTCCCCTTTGATACGCCTGTACTTAAAAATCCATGTTCCGTTGGTGTGGTTCCGATTAGTTTTGCTGCCAAATCTGCTTCATATAGGCCAAAATCATTGGCATCAATACCAAAGAACTTGTCCATACCGCCGTAATCGCAACCACGCTGCACCCAAAAATCATTTTTATAGGTGCTTTTCTCGATGATGCTTGTCATATCATCAATCTGCTTTTTGACTTCCCCACGCTTAAAGCCGCCATAATTTGTGCCAATCTCATTAAGATCAACATTGCCAACACCCAAGAATTTATTAGTACCATATTCAATTCCACGCAGTGGCTCATTGAATTTGTGATAGCTTCTTGTGTATTCGTATATGGCTTCTCTTTCTGCATTACTGGCATTTTGCCATACATCACCGCATACAGACCGCAGCACGCTATCTGCTCCCTTAACACCGCCATTGCTATCGGTAAACCAATAGGCCGCATCTTTCCGTTCTTGTGAAAAGGCGGCATCGATTTTGCTGCGCTTCAAACCATTCTTCTTCAGACTGTCAATTTCGGAATCAATAGCATTGAACCTGTTGTGCATTTTGAAATATGCAGATCCTTGTTTATCGAAATCATCAACCTGGTCAAATAAGTCTTTCCATTTTTGCGTTTCAGAAGCATCAGCTGCATACAGAAGTTTATTTTCAAAGTATTTTTTCTTCGCCTGGATAGATCCACTCTTATCTTTCCAATCAAGTGTGGTGACATCATCCTTCCAGATACCGCTGTATGTTTTGACATCGAAGTTGTCCAGATCATCCTGCAATGCAATCTTTTCTTTTTTCAAGGTCTTGATTTCCTTGGCAACAAGCTTTTTATCCAGCTTGCCCTGCCAATCGATCTTTTGAAGTTCAAGTTCATCTATCTTCTTCTGGATCAAATCCGATTCATTCAGATCTACCGCATTTGCTTTTTGGGCTTGCAGGTCAGCAATATCGGCATCAGCTTGTGCCAGTTTTTCATTCAGTTTCTTTTCCGTCAGATATTCCTTTTTGACCTGCGGCTGTGGAACTTCGGCAGCTTTTAGATACTTGTCCTTGAAATCCTCAAAATCTGCCGTCTTATCAAGCCCAAAGTATTCAGCACGATCCTTTAAGGTTTGCAGTTCGTCATCATCCAGCGCCCATCTTGCCCTTGTAAGGCAAGCGCAGCGGCAGTTTATATCTTCGGCAGCTATGCCAAACTGTCCAGGGCGCATCACCTTTGTTCCGCCAGCTTCAAATGGCTTATCCACTTCCCGGATCTGGCCATCCAGCATTCTATGTGTTGGCCTGGTTCTTCCGTCCAGTGTAGCATCCCATTGCTTTACCACATCAGCGCCCTTCTTCTTGGCTGCTTCCTGTGCATCCGCTGTGGATTCCTGCTGGATCCTGTGGCCCTCTGTCCGGGCAATGCGCTTTGCATTATACAGGCCGCTGCCGGATGCATTATTGATATTCCTTGCAATGTCAGAATAGGGCAGTGAAGAAGCAATGCCCCGGCTGACTTCCTGCGTGATGGTCTTTTTCAGCTTCGCATAATTGACACCCAGGCGGTTATAATAGCCCTCTACAACCTTTGAATCAGTCAGGACAGCCTTCACCACAGCGGCCTGATCAATCGGTGCAATTACCGGGATCCCCTGCATGGCGATATCGTACATGGTGCCAATGTAGCCATATTCATAGCATTCTTTCAGATACTTGTCAATGACCGTGTAGCTGACACTGTGCAGATTATCAACGATACCGCTGATCTGGCTTTTCAGGGCTTGCTGGTATTGCTTCTGATAGATTTTAGACCGCTTCTGTGACAGCAGGGCGGTCTTTGCAGCTTCGTCCAGGCCATCCTGGTTTAGCGCTTGATCCAGCAGATCAATGTCAGCCTGGAACAGCTTGACCTTATCATTGATATCCTTCAAGGCCCTTGCATACTGCTTTTCAAGTTCCTTGATAGCAGCTTCTTCGCTATTAAGCAGCGATTGCTGAACTTCCTTTTCCCACTTATTCAATCAATTCACCACCGTCATCATCATCGGGCTGGATGTTCTGAAGCGCAGCTTGTGCTGCTGCTGTCAGATCTTCTTCCTGCTGCGGTAGCTTATCCTTGATATCGTTGTAATCGATATCAAGCTGTTCGCAGATCAGCTGCATCAGCGTTTCATCATCAAGATGGTTGGCCAGGTTCAGCAAGGTTGTGATCTCGGTCTGCTTGCGCTGGGCATCGGTCAGTTCGATCTGTGCATTCTCCTGGGCATTAGTGATGATCTCACGCTGGAAATCAAAATAGACATCCTTCTGCTGGAAATCGGTTTTGTTTTCGTTATTGATTTCCTTCAGCACAACCTTCAACAGCTTCCGCATGAATTGCTTCAGGCGAATTTCAAGCTTGTTCACCTTCAGATCAAGCAGGGAATAGGCAGACTTGATGGCAATAGATGTGGTTGCGCTGGTGTCCTTCAGACCTTCAGTGTTCACCCCCATACCAAAGCGGAAGATGTTCTTTTCATCCAGATCCAGCTTTGTCTGCCGGGCCTGATAGGGAATATCAACCGTGTGAATCTCCACACCGCCGTCATCATCCACGCCAATATGCTTCTTGGCCTTAATATTCACCATCAATTCATCCAGATTGTCACCTTGGAAGCCTTTTACCACATACAGCGCTTCATTGGTGTCCTGAATGTTATTAGACAGGCCGCAGGACATCAGATCATAGTCATCAATCAGGGCCTTGATGGGCTTCAGACCGCTGAACTGCTTCTTGCAGTTATCCAGGCGGAAGAAAGGGATCAGGCCAAAATTGTCATAGTAGATATTGTCATCGCCTGGCTTCTTGTATGTGATGTGCGGCCTGGGATTTGGCTTCACATTTTCATCAGGAATAATGCTGCCGTCATCCTCTTGCATAAAGGAAGTAACTTCTTTATCATTCCACACTTGGATCCGCTTGATCTTCTTGCCATCCTTGCCAATGCGGTCAATGTACCAATAGATCACATAGGCACAACCGTCATCGGTTTCCTTCTCCCTGATTTCCACCACACCCATGCTGTCAGCGCACTGGAAGGCCGTCTTTCCCTCTGCATTCTTATAGGCATAGGCATATTCAAAGCCCTTGGAGATGCAGCCGGTGATCACTTCATACAGTTCGGCCATGAAATCTTCATTGTCATTGAAGTATTCGTTCAGATAGTCCTGAAGATCTGGATTGTCCGATTTCACAAAGCCTTCCTTGCCAGAAAGCATATACTGCACTTCCTGATCCACCAGTTCAGTGAAGAAAGGGTGGCTGATCTTGATATTGCTTTTGGTTGTGTCTTCCTGAATGTTGCCATCTGCATCGATGAAGAACACACGATAGTTTCTGATATCGTGATCTGCTTCATAATAACGAAGACCGGTTCTTGCAAAGCGCTTTTTGTCGCTGGCGGCATCATTGTCGATAAAGTTCTTTATTTCTGTCGCAGTAAGCATATATTTATCCCCCTGTTAAATCATCCACTTCTTCATCTTGCGCCAGCCTTCCACGGAATAACGCAGTGCAGCCATGGCATCATCTTGGAATGGCACAGGTTCATCCAGGTATTCACCGGTTCTGTCATCCTTCTTCCACTTCCATTGCTGCAATTCCTTGATGGTATTTACGCAAGACGGATGCACATAGATCTTCCGCTGCTTCAGCCAGTCGATCTGTGCCTTTACGGATCCAGCAGATCCGCCTTTATCCACGCCCCTTGCCCGGAAGCCGGCCTTCTGCCACATCTTGATCCTGTCCGGTTCTGCGGAATCACACCACATCTGTTTCTTTCGGTCTATGCCGTGTATCATAGCCAGGTCAATCAGTTCGCTGGTGTCTTTCTCAAATTCGTATATTTCCCTGGTAATGTAGATGTCATCGTCCTTGGTGCCGACAGCCAGGATCGCATTTGCATGATTGAATCCGAAGTCCTGACCAATGGCGAAATCATCATAGTCAGCAGGATCCTGGGAAATGTCCTTGACTTCCCAATTGTGCAGGATCAGACCGCCGATTTCGCCCCATTCGCCCAGGCCATAGATCTGATAACCTTCTGGATCCACAATCTTTCTGCGCTCCATGCGCTGCCGGTAGGCATCATCAATGAAGCGGTTCATCAGATAGGTGGAATGATGGCACAGCACATTGGGATCCGGCACATCAAAAAAGACCTTCTTGATCCAGTGGTTCTTGTTTACTGGATTGAAGGTCATTCTGATCTGATAAAACTGACCAGCCGGCAGTTCGCCACGAAGACGGTCATCTATTATTTCCACATCGGCCTGTGTCAGTTCGGTTGCTTCCTCACACCATACATCTGTCAGCTTTCCACGCTGGAATGTGATGGACTTCAGCTTTTCACGCTGCTTATCATCATTCATCCCCCGGAAGATGATCTGATTGCCATTTGCTTTGCAGGTCAGCTTCAAAGGTGACATATTGATCTGCCAGTATCGGTCAGCCTTATCGCCAAACATACGATAAACAGCGCCGGTCAGTTCAGCAAAGGTGCTGTCCCGGTTTGTGATGTCCGATTTGCGGATGCAGACAAGGTTCCGGCCCTTGTCCTTCATCAGCCGCAGGATGTAGTTCTGCGCCGTGTCAACCGACTTTCCAGAACCGGCGCTGCCCTTCATGACAATATATCGCTTTGTGCTGCGGTCAACCTCTTTGAAGCACGGATTTGCTTGGACTTTGATTTTCATAAGCAACCAGCTTCTTCAAACGCTTTCTGTATTTTTGGAAATTGAATCGCAAACCAATCAACAGTTGTTTCCTCATGCCCGAACCGCTGTGTGTGTTCCCAATTCGCTTGCAACCCACTTTCCGCCATAAAAGCATGAATTATTTCATGCCTTAACTGCTTTCGCATCATCGATTCAAAATCGCCTAAACTATTTTCATTGTCATCCCTGATATGTATTTCTTTTGACGAATAATCGCAAAAACCGTCAATGTCTTTGTCAGAGAATCTTTCTTCAATGATCCGATATTGTGTCCCTAAAACCAAGACCGTTTTAATCATCTTCATCACCATAATCCACTGTGATATTCAGATCCATGTCAATTTCTTGCTGTACCTTGTCAGTAAAGATCATGTGCGCCTTTCCAAGCAGTTCAGCAGCTTTCAGCCGTTCCTTTTCGTCCGGTGCTTTCTGCATCGTCCTGGCTTCAGAACAGCCATCGCCGGTGCCTTCCACCACAACTATTTCAGAAACGGACTGGCCACGCAGAACAGAAGTAAGGTATCGCATCACTTCAGTCTGGTCAGCAACCAGGGCAGCTTCCTTTTCAGCCATCCGCTTTCCGATGTATTCTTTCAAGTCAAGTTTGGTCAAATTTTGCTGCCCAATTTGTTTTGCCGTCTTCTTTGAATACCCGGCTCTGATTGCAGCCTGTGTTGCATTCAGATCAAGCAAATATTCATCACAGAAGCGCTGCTGCTTTGCTGTCAGCTTCTTTTCCGCCACAATCATCACCTTCTTTCTATGGCATACAAAAAGCCTGGCAGGGAAGGAGTCACCCTGTCAGGCTTGGAAGATATCTTGTTCATTTCTGCACCTTAAATGTAACACATTGGGAGTATAAACTTCTATCAACTCTTTTGATTTTTTATGATGCCATCAACCATTTGCAACGCCCTTCCATGCAGTTTACATACCCATTGATATGTAAAATTCATTTCACAAGCAATTCTTTCCCATGTCTTGTATTCAAAATACCGCTTATACAGAACAGCAATGTAATCTGCATTGCCTATCTGGTCAATCACACAGCTGACCTTTCTTTTCTTATCCACAAATTCATCCACAGCCGTGTTTATTTCTTCTTCCAGGTCAATGATCTTCGCAACGGCATTCCCAATCTTGTCTTGATCACTGCCGCCTGAAACAATATCCTGTTTCCAAGTTGCGGTGATCTTTGTTGCCAGTTCTCTTAATTGGGCAACCTGTTCCAGCTTGCTGTTGATATGTTTATCACACAGTTCCACCTGTTGCAGATAACTTTTTGCATCATTCACATTGGTTCCCCCTTTTGTTCAAGATAGGCCACATATTTGCCATAGGACATGCCATGTTCAGCAGCATCACGCAGGATCCTATTCAAATCATCACGCCGTTCCTGTGCGATTTCTCGCTTCCTATTGGCTTTTCTGGTTTTTTGGCTTTCTCTTTCAAGGTTTATTTTCATAAGCTCTTTGCATTCATCCGAACAATACTTTCTTGTAGGCGTTGTTTTCAGATAATCCCTTCCGCAGATCTCGCACTGTGCTATTTTTTTTAATCCACATAGCTTGATCTCCCATAGCTACAAAACATATCGTCACCCATGTAACAGCCAAATAATCCGTAATAGACATCTGTTATATCCTCTAAAGCTTGTGCTTTTCCCTTGGCATAACCATCATAATAACCTTCCGTGTATTCGTGTATGATCTTTACTTCTTCCGGCGGATCCTTGGCTTCATTGATAACAGCCGCAGCATAGCCGATAGACACAGCGCACACGAAGATCATGACAATAGCTGTCCATATTGTTGTTTTATTCATCTGTCAATCCTTTCGCCGGGCATCTGGCACAGGGCTTCTTCCCCCGGCCAGATCCATATTTGCAGAAGGTGCATGGTGTAGCTTTGATTTCAGGCATATCCAGGATGTTCTGCCGGATTACCGGAATTGCCACATGATACCCCGAAAAATCAAAGCCATAGTCACCATAAAGCTGAAGCAGTTCATCTGCATCAATGATCCGCATTGCCGTCACCGTCCTTCGTTTCAATAGTAGCGCCAACCAGCTTCCCCAGCTTGGTCATGAATATATCTGCTTCATCTTCGTTGTGAAAATATCCGTACACCGCAATGATGTTTCCTTCTTCGATGCACAGCGCAGGGCGCTTCCGGTCTGAAAACTTATATGCCCCGATTTTAATTTTTCCATTAGTTAATACTCTTGGCATTGTCATTTCCCCCTTCCAAACACAATCTTTCCTGGTTTGCCTGGATCATCTTGATCACTTCCTGCAATGGTAAAGCGATCTGCTGCCGTGATTTTTCCTGTGCAGACAGGCTTTCATAGATCATACGGAAGTTTGCCCTTTCGGTTGCGATGTTCTCTGACAGGCAAATATTGCGGAACCCGGTGCGTTCTGCCGCTGTCCTGGTCATCGGATCCAGGCTATCCAGTGCCTTTCCCTGGTTGTAAATTCCGTACTTTCTGACAGCCATCAGCACCTGTTCCCAGGCTTCGCCCCAATCCTTCACGCTGCCATGCTGGACTGTTGCAGCGACTTCCCGGATCTCTGCGATGGAAGGTGACCACTTATTTGTGGCCACCCACTGGCGCAGGGCAGCTTCGGCAACAGGGAATGGAATGTCTTGCAGTTCTCTGTACCAAAGTTCCATTGCTTGCTGGTTCGGCAGGATCTGCTCCTTGGGATAATAGGTGCGAAGGGCAGAAGCAAACAGGCCGAATTCTTTTTTATCCATGATATCTACCGCCTTTTTTCTTTGATCTGTTGATGATGGATAATGTGATTGCATCATTCTGGGCTTTCTGATCCCGGATCATTTCATTCAGTTTGTCATGGGCTGCTTTCTCTGATATGTACTTTTCGCAAGTTGCATGGCAGCCAACAGATCTATCTGGGCAGTATCTGCAACATTGGATCATGTTTCTGACCACTCCTTTGCCATAGCATAAAAGTCATCAAGTTCTTCTGCCTTGGTTTGTTTGTGGTAGGGATGTTTGACAGACTGTGTGGATCTCCCTTGATCCTTCAGAGGGAATACCCCTTGCCAGCCATTCATGATGGACTGATTGATTATTTCAATCTGATCTTCAATAGAAGGTGACATTTCATTCAGCTTCTTGATCAGAAGGTCAACAGCATGATCCGTCATCGGTTTTTTGATGCTCTTTCGGAAGTCGATAAAGGACAAGATTGCCTGGTTAAGTTCAGGATCATCAGAAAAGATTTTCGGTTCTTTCTTCTGTTCTTTAGTCTTTTTCTTATCTTTTTCTTTATCTTCTTCTTTATCTTTATCTGAAACAGCGACATCAGCCGACTGTGTAGCTTTATACTCTGCCGATGTGTCAGACGATTCTGCAACCAATGCTTTCTGTGCAGCCCTTCTTTCAGCTTGATAGATCCTGTCACGCTGCTTTTTCTTTTCGTAAGCATCAAGGGATTGATGTTTATTCCAGTTCGGAATAGTAATCACTCCATCAATGATTTCTATCATTCCAAACTGCACAAATGTCTGAAGGGCAAGCTGAACAGTAGATTCCTTCATGCGGAAGATGGTGGCAAGCATCTTGTCTGTATAGGCCACACGGTTATTCATCATGAAGACACCGCTGTTGTTCATTTTCCCAGCCAGGCAAAGCAGCTTAAACCAAACAGTGATGATTGCATAAGCATCAGGAAGGCTTTCTATCAGTAGGATCTTTTCATCGTCAAAGATGTCGGTTGTGATCTTGATCCACTTTACATCAGCCATCCAGATCACCTTCTTCCGTGTTTTCTTGCCGGCTCCATGAGATTTCCACATGACCGCAGTTCTTGCAGCGCAGGATCTCCACCGTCACATTCCTGTATTTCTCGATCAATTCATACTGGCAAGGATCCAGAGGAACCCCCAAAACTGTGATATCAACCTTTCCGCCGCTAAAGCCGCACTTCTTCAATTGACATCACCCCTGGCATATTCACGGAAGATCTGTTCGTTTTCCTGCCGCATAGCTTCCACCTTTTCACATGCGGCCAGATCGGGCCGGTGCTGCTGGATCTTCTGTCTGCTTCTCCGTACAGTTTCAAATCCGGGGAATGGCAGAACATTCATAGAAGCCAGGAAATTCGGCACAGAAAGGCTTTGCAGGTTGATCCCACAACCTTCTGCTATACGCTCCAAAACCTTCAGGTAAAGCAAACTATCACTGCTTCTGGACTGTTTATCTTCTTCCAGGATCTCTTTCACAAGGTTGGTGGTAGTGGTCAAATTAGTCATTTTTTCACACCATTCCTGTGGAGCCAATGCCCCCACGATTTTCATTGCCAAGATGATCAACTTCCTTCAGGATGAATAAAGGCTGGTGTTCAATGATCCGGAATTGGCAGATCCGGTCATTCTTTCTGATGATGGTGTCCCTGGTTGCGTAGGCCAGGAAGTTCCATTCATCACCATCGCCCTTGTAGGATTCATCCACGATACCAATGCTATTGGCCATCAGAACGCCATATTTGCGATATGCGCTGCTTCTTGGTGCAACCAAGGCTTCATACCCCTGCGGCAGTTCCATGGCCACACCAAGCGGAATTTGCTTGTACCTGCCGCCATCAATGAAGGTATCTTCCGCACACCGAAGATCAATCCAATCGCCCACATTGATTTTTTCGATTTTCTGAATATCACGAAGATATTTGATCTTGATTTCAAGCATTTGCTTTTCCTTTCACTTAAATTTCATCTGTTCTGTCGGTTTCTCCTGGATATCGATTACCTTGGTATCACCGAACTTTTCAATGCACATGGCCAGGTGTTCTTTGACCGCCTGGGCCTGGATGACCGGCACATTGACTTCAATTGTTACTATCAACATTTCAAACCTCTATGATCTGGATGCCGTGTACCCACAGCATCAGCTTTCGCTTGATTATGTAGTCTGTTGTTCTGAAGCCCTTGGTGTCTTCCACAACCTTCTTGCCGTTTTCGATATAAACGAAGTCAGCAACATAGGCGCAAGGCCGTTCAATCACCTTTCCATCAATCCGCTGCGAAGGTATCAGTTCAAACTTGACCTGCCTTTGTAGGTTCTGGATTGTCCCTGCCCTTTCAAGCAGGGACAATTCGCACCATCTTCTGTATTCCTTGGCAGAATCAAAAGTGATCCCATCCTTTGTGATCTTCCGGCTGTTGTATTTGCTCATTCGTTATCGCTCTTTTCAGCTTCCGGCTTCACGATAACCAAATCACCAAAGCAAATTTCGCCGTTTTTAAGTTCTGCGCATTCGATGGTCTTGATACAGTTCTTGTTCGTGTGATAAATGGACAGGCCAGCGAAGATGCGCTTTTTGCAATCAATAAAAGTTTTTGCCTTGATGCCCTCGCCAGCATTGATGCCCCAGCCAGCATTGATGCCCTCGCCAGCATTGATGCCATCGCCAGCATTGATGCCCTCGCCAGCATTGATGCCCTCGCCAGCATTGATGCCCTCGCCAGCATTGATGCCCCAGCCAGCATTGATGCCCAAGCCAGCATTGATGCCCAAGCCAGCATTGATGCCCTCGCCAGCATTGATGCCCTCGCCAGCATTGATGCCATCGCCAGCATTGATGCCATCGCCAGCAT